ATTATGTATACTTATTTTTTAAGTGTTCATAAGTATTCATTACTATACATTCATATATGTCTTTTAGATCACACATATAACAATATGATTTATATTAATATTATAGATAATCCAAATATTCAATTTGTTAATAATCAAGATGTTATTATTTCGTTTGATCATAATAAACTATTTAATCTAGCTATAATGATTTATGCCATGCCTGAAGCTAATTGTTATTGAAAGGGTAACTACAGAAATAAAAAAGCATAAGGCCATGTTTACTGAGTTAAAATCACAGTCAATTGTATGATTTTTTAGTTTTTTTTCAGAGAGCAATCCAATACATGGAAAATTAAATATTCTTAGTTTCTAGAGTCCATAAAAAGAGCGCTCAATTTTACAGTTCTGTTAAATTAAAACAGTTATCTTCATAATAAAGATAACTTATAAATCGCTTTCATGGGGTTGAATTTAAAAAGCTCGTCAAAGAGCTTACAACTATCTTGCAACCGTACGAGCCTGAAATTTTGATGTAGCGCGATGGCTCAAAATTTGCCTACTTTTTACGTTTATTTTAAAACTTTCTAAGTGACTCACGCCATTCATCCTTTCCCATTATCACGATTTGCATCCTGCCGTTAAAATCCTCTTTAGATGTTGAGTTAACTCCCCGTCCCGATTTATCATCAAGTACAAATACGAAAGGCAAGTTAAACTCAATAAGAGAAGGACTACCAACAGAAAGCCCTTTATTTTTTGTGATATAACAGTCTTTATCAATATTAAATAAATCAAATTGATATCCGCGCAATACTGAGTTATATCTCAATGTCAATTTTAGATTCATATCGAATAATGATAATGTTTGCTCTAATACGTCATCTGATGTTGTTTGTATAATGTGCATTTATAATTCCCTATTACCTATCCAAAAAATGGCTCTTTACCTAATAATCTTTCAAGAAACGCTCTTTTATTCTCTCCCGTTACTTCTTTAGGCTGAGTTCTGCCCAAGTTCCTCACTTTCGGTTTTTGCATTTTAAAACCGTTAGCAATTTGAGTTTCTACGATAAATATTTC